GTGGTAATTCGTAGCAATTTAGTAGCAGCCTGAACCGTAACGACATTCGCATCTGCTTGTTTCTTGTCCCACTTACTGAAGTTCGTTGGATCATATACCAGGTTAAAATCTTCTAAGAAATTAGATACACGACTAACTAGACCGTCAGCAGTCTGAAGTACTTGAGAAATAGACTCATTCTGTTTCTGAATGGTCTGTGTGTGACTCTTAACGGTATCAACTACATCATTAAAATCAGCAACACTCACGATTTCAGAAGTGTTAACATCGTAGTCTGTCATGCGGTCAGAGTGTTCGAGTTTAAAACCACACAATTCAAGGCTACCACTACCTGTTTGACCAAACTGGATTGAATTGTAGACTGAACCTGCTGTGAATGTGAATTGATATCGAACCCAATCAGTATTTGTGATTGGGTTATTCATGTATCTATCACGATTATTTGATGCCCATGGATGAAGTAGTAAATTTGCATTAGGCTTAATTACTCTCGCCCAACAGGACATTGTATATTTCTCACCAACAACTAAGTTAATACCTTGTGCGATATCCTTGTTTCCGCCATTCGTATTATTTACAATTCGAATCCCCTTCTTAATAGCAGTATGTGGCGCATCTGTGAGTGATACTACTTCCGTCTTACCACTACCGCCCGAGTTATTCAATCTCCAACTACCTCCCAAACCATTCCCTGCAGGAATGATGGAAGAATTCTGCAAGAGATTATCGTTTCGAATAACATCTCTTAGTTTGGTTTCAATTCGTGAGATGGTCCTTTGAAATCCATCAACAGAATTATTGACGATGTTCTGGACTTGAGTCGCATTTTGAAAACCTCTGTCATTGACCAATCTGTCAAAATCAGTACGAGATAATTTCTCGATAATCTGGTCAGCTTGAACATCGATTCTGTTTTCAGCAATCCTCAAACTTTCGGTTAAAGGGTCAACCTCTCGTTTAGTCACAAGTGTTCTGATTTTGTCAGTTATCTGCTCAATTTTGGCAAAGTTTGAATCAGACAAGTCTTTAGAAGTATTGGCAGACTCAAGAGCGTTTCTAGCTTCTTCCAAGGCTCCTTCAGCCGTCCGAGTAACTGTTGAACCGATAACACGAATCTCTTCGATTTTGGCTCTCTGGTCTTCAAGCTTCTCGTTCATGCTGCTATCGAAACCTGAAAAACGATTGTCGATTTCATCTGATAGAGCACGCTTGTTTTCCTCTGCTTTAGCTTTGGCAAGTTCGATACCGTCCGCAATTTCTTGTCTTAACAATCCAGCTTGGTGTTCAAAACCTAAGTCTGCATTTAGAAGAGCTTTTTCAAGGGCAATTTCTTGAGCTGATTCTGTCACTCCAAGAATTGCATCGGCTGCGCTAGATAGCCCACCAGAAGCTCTAGAACCACCAGTGCCTGCCTTATCGTCGAAAGTCAGAGAGATGTACTCTTCTTTTAAGGCATCGAACTCATAAGCGATAGCTTTCTTGAATGCATCGACATTATGCTTTCTACTCTTGAGATTGACCGTGTCGCCCATATGGACCACTTGTCCATCAAGTTCATAAGCTTCAATCTTGATAGCATCAGATACCTTGTCAATTCCCTCATTTGAGAACTTAGACTGTGCCCACTTCTTCAACTCTTCAACAGTTTTAGCATTGTTGTTCTCATACTCTTTTTCATTGATATAAGGGTATGAGTTGATAAGAGGACTATCAACAGTAACTCTGATAGTCGTTTCTTTTTCAGCACCTTCAGGTTTAAAAGTCGACTTTGCGTGAATTCTTGTGATAACATTCTGACTGTTTTTTGTGCGTTGGTAGTCCTTCAGATTTTTGTGCGTTGTAATAACAACACCACGATTCTCACCACGACTCTTCTTGACAGTCATCGCAAAGTTATCACGAACCAGCTCACCTTCCCACGTCCCGACGATACTATGCTTGCCATCAAGTAATACAGAGTACAGAGTTTCTGTTTCAGTCGTGTTGAAGGTCCTACGATCCTGGATATCGCTATTGAAAGAAAAATCTCCCAAAGCGGTTTTGGTGTTTTGAACCATGCGAGAAAGAGCCATGCCACAGCTCTGACTAGTCACACTTACTGGTGTGATAGAACGTTGCATCACATCGTCTGAAATGTGATAGGCTGTGATTTCCAGATGATCATTGTGTTCAATAGGTTTCTTAATGCGAAATAGCTGCGCACCAAGAACAGGAGTCGGCGCTTTTATCAACATATCTTCTTGAATAAGTTGATAAATACCAGAGTCAGAAATAGGATATTTCACAGTTAAGGTGAAATCGCCATTCATGGTCTCTTTAACAATCGCCGAAGTTGCTTCATGAAGTGGCTCCCCGTTCCACCGAACGGTTCTCACATCTTTATTAAGTAGATAAAGCAATTATGCCCACCCCCAAACCGTCTCAATTTCAATCGATTGAATACCTTGACCTAGAACAACCCCAACATTCTTCAATTTCGCTGGATCAACTGTGATAAAATCCCCTGACCACTTAACTGGCTTTCCTGTTGTGGTCCTAAAGCTTGGATTGTCTGGATTGTTGACCATTACAAGCGATTCTGTGAGGCTTTCAAGCCTAATGACCTGACCAGCTATTGTAAACGAAGTCTCAACAGCGCTCTGGCCAACGATTGTGATTTTAGGGAAAGCAAGAGCAGAACCTTGAACAGTCAAAGTCCCACTTTTTGTTAAAGTTTGCGTGTCACTTTTTTTGAAAAACTTAGTCGGATGACAAGTAAAAGTTGCCTTAGTCATATAAAGACCAGGTTTGACTTGGTCTAATTCTGTTGCACTGACTTTGTAGCACCATAACTTAGTTGTCTTAACTTGCTCATTCTCTAGCCAGAATTTCTCACGAATAAACAGGCTCATGAACTGATTCATCTGTTCTTCAGTAGGTTTTACAAGATAGATTGAGTAAGTCTTCTTTACAAGACCTCTGTGTTTGTTGGTTTGTACGATTGCTCCACTAATTCCACCGTGCTCAAGAAGAGCTGTTTTGCCTTCTCCTAATGCAACCGAGGGAGAATCATGGACGATGACCTTAAATGGAAAAGACGATGTTTTTACACCGTCAATCACAAGTTCGTTATGTTTTATCATGCCATACCTCCTCTCAATTGGCTTCTACGTTGGATTTCATCAGCAATTCTCTGAGCTACTTCGTCAGCAATTCTAGTGATGTCTGCTTCTTCTCTGACAGTATTGCCAGTAATAGTAATGTTGATGGTCGGTGAAGTTCCACCCATTGTCTGAGCAATACCTCGACCGATAGCACCAAGCGTTTGATCATTAAGTGGCAATACTGCTTCGTTACCAGCTTCACCACCAACCATAAGGCTATTGCCATTCATTCCAAAAATGGTCGGTTTCGTCATGATACCGCCTTTAGCGTACCATTCGATGCTGATGCTTGGCACACCTTGACTCAACCAATCCAATGGATTTGCTGAACCACTCACTGAAAAGTGAGGTAGTGGAATATGTGGCCAACTAACACTAAAATTAAATAGACCTTTAATCGCACTTATTGCAGAGCTTACAAGGTTTTTGGCTCCGTTGATAGCATTCCCGATTGAATTCTTGATTCCTGTCCAAACATTTGAAACAGTGTTTGAAATACCATTTAATACATTTGAAATTGTACTTGAAATTCCATTCCATACATTTGAAATTGTACTTGAAATAGCGTTTATCGTATTTGAAATGTACGATTGGATAGCTGTGAAAATGGTCTGAACAACATTTTGGATAGCATTCCATACAGTTGAGAACACTCCCTTGATTGTTTCCCATGCTCCTGACCAGTCACCTGTGATAATCTGCATGACTGCCTTGATGATGCCTAAAACAACATTGATTGCAGTTTCTACGACTGTTTTGATAATTTCCCAAGCAGTCGTAATAACTAGTTGGATGTTTTCCCATGTAGCTTGAATTAAAGGGCCTAGATACGTCATAACTGTGTCAATAACTGTTTGAATCGTGTTCCAGACCGTTTCTGCACTAGCTCGAATAAGCTCTTGATTTTCTGTCCACCAAGTAACAACCGTTCCGAATATACTCATGACGAAATCAGAGATTTCACTCACTACACTATTGATTACTTCCAATATGGCATTCCATACAGTAGTTACTAATTCACGAAATCCCTCATTCGTCTCCCAGAGATATTTAATCCCAATAATGAGTCCTGTGATTGCTGCTGCTATTAATGCTACGGTTCCAATTATAGGTAGTGCTGCTGTAATCATTGCTCCGATGGATGTTCCAAGTGCGACTGCTGCTGCTTGTAGAGTTAAGAATATCGGGGCCAGAATGCCAGCGACTGTGACTACCCCTCCCAAAATCACGATAAATTCTTTAACGGGTCCAGGTAGACCACTGAACCACTCTGCCATATCTTTGACTATGTTTCCCAGCACTTCAAATACAGGGGCTAGAACTTCAGCAATTGCTGCGCCTAGTTCGGACATAGCTAGCGTGACTGAGTTTTGTGCTGTCTTAAATTTATCAATTGGATCCAGAGTAGCTTCAAATGTCTTGGAAACTGCTCCTACTGAGTATTCAGCAGATTCAGCGAATGACTGGAAATCAAAAGAACCACGCTTGATTGCATCAATCATTTGAGGTGCTTTCTTAGCACCAAAAATTTCCATAGCGAGTCCCATTGCTTCTGTTTCGCTAGTTGTATTCTTTATCTTATCGATTGTTTCGACAAGACCTTCTTTCAAGGTCTTACCTTGTTTAGCGTAAGAGCCTGCTGCCTTCGTTAAACCTGATAAAGCACTTGAAGCATCCACACCACTCGTCTCAAATTGTCCGAGCAATGCTACACCTTCTTCAAATGAAAGGCCTAGCATTTTAATTTGTGGTGCGCCTTCAATAGCTTTTTTCATCAAATCATCGACTGATACACCAGTTGATTGAGCTGTGTAAGTCGTAGAGTCTAGAACTTTCGCTAAGTCACTGGTTGATAGCTCATAAGCTTCCAAAGCTTTACTTGCTGAAATGGTTGAATTGGTAATGTCTGTACCATTGATTTCAGCAAACTTAATCATTTCTACGGATACATCTTTAAGGGCATCACCAGTCAGTCCAAACTGGGTGTTGACTTCTCCGACTGCTTCACCAGCTTTGCTGAAGTCAGTTGGGATAGTTGTCGCGATGCTTGAAGCGATATCTTGCATCTCTTTCAAACTATCGCCAGTGGCACCAGTTTTAGTAACGATGGTATCCATGCCTTCGTCAACTTGTCTGAAGGCTTCTAGTGCGTTCTTTCCAAAATCCACAAGCTTCTGACTAATGTCAGCTAGCTTTTCTGAGAATTGATTTAGTAGTTCAGCTTTTAGAAGATTGTTTGTTTCAGTTAGGGTTCCAGCTGCTTGTTTGCCAGCTCCACCCAAATTCTTCATTTCTTGAGAAAGGTTTGAATACGCTGTTTTAGCTTGGTTCAGTTGTGCTTCCATTTTGTTGGCTTCAACTGAATTTTCGCCATATTCTTGCTTGGTTAACTCTAACTGCTTCTCGAGATTTTCAATCTGTTTAGCAACGATAGAGGATTGTGCGCCGACCTTTTTCTGTGCTAAAGCTAGTTTTTCAGACTCGCTAGCATTAGCGCCTAACTGACTTTCTTGTAGTTTAAAGGAGCTTACAACTTTTTCAGACTCGCTAGCAAGACGATTTTGCTCTTTCTGCAAGTTCTGGAGTTGACTCTTATTGCTTTGAGTGGCATTGCCGTTTTCTGCAAGTGCCTGGTTAACGTTTGCTAACTTTCCTTCGTAACCTTTGAGGACATTCTTAGTTGTCTCAACTTCACGTTGAAATGCTCGATACTGATCAGCACCAATATTCCCACTTTTGAATTGTTGTTCGACCTGTGATTGAGCCTGTCTTAAAGTTTCTAATTTTTCTTTTGTATTAGAAACTTGTTTTTGTAGGACCTCTTGTTTTTGAGTTAATAGAGTGACATTCCCTGTATCGAATTTTAAGGCTTTGTCAATCTGTCTTAATTCTTGTGTTGCATCTGTTGCAGCCTTGTTGACGTTCTTGAGTGCCTTCTGTAAGGGTTGCGTGTCTCCATCAATCTCAATCTTGATTCCTTTAATATTTCCTGCCATGTTTCCTCCTTTCTCTAAAAAATAAAAAGCGCTGAGAGAACTTTTATGACTGATAATGCAGTCAGGTCAATGAACTTGACCTCAGAATCGCTCTCTCAGCACTCCTTTTCTTTTAAAAATTGTCAAAATCAGCTTGGTTGGCTTTTCGCTCGCCTTTTTTACTTTCGCTTCGTAAATTCACATAATCTGTTTGATAATCTAAAGCCATTCCGATTGAAATGTTCTTTAGATCATCGATAGACAATCCTGTTTCTTTACAACAGGATAAATAAGATTCTACTGTGAAGATTTCTTCGCTAGCTGTTTCTGACTGGTCTGGGACTTTTTTGTTGACATACTTGCATTCAACATTTCCATCAACTCAGGCCCAACTTCTTGAATTGGAAAACTTTCCATTTCCATGAAAAATTGTTCGTATGGTTTGATGTGAGGGTTTGCAGTTTTAGCAAAGGTCCAAAACAGACGATTAAAGAATGTCATGTCAAAGTCTGACAAGATTGAAATATCGACTTCATTCGATTCTTTTTCGCCAGAATTCAATTTATTCAATTCGGACATAAGAGATTGATTCTGTAACATTGAGAATAAATCCTGGAAATAATCCTTGCCGAATTGTTGTTTGTAGGCAATCGGAGTATAGGCGCTTGTCCCTAGCTCATACTCTTGTTCGCCAACCATGATAATTTTGCGCATACTATTTCTCCTTAACCTACGGCATTAGGTTCATAAACTTTTTCAAACCATTTGTTGTAGACTTCGTTGTTATCAGCTGAAGTAATTGAACGTTTGATGACTGAGTCAAGTGGACGAGGACTAGCTTTGAAAGATAGCTCACGTTCATTTACGTTTGTACCGTTTTTAGTTGATGATCCATTTGATGGGCGGCTTGCTGAACAGTAGTAAAGAACGTGACGAGTCTTGTTCTTATCACCAGAGAATTCAAACATAATAGCGAATGCTGTTGGTTCTGCATCTCCTTTTTCAGTCATGACACCAGTTTGAGAGTCTTTGATTTCTCCCAAAATCTTAGTCGCAAATGCTTCAATGATGTGAGGTACTTTAAGTTTTCCGTCATATCCTTCATTTGAGTTGATGAAATGGTAGTCGATATCGTCTGCTTTAACTGCTCCAGAATCGCCTTTTGGATCTAGCGTCAAGTCCATTGCTCCAGGGAATCGGAATACTTCATCGTAAGTAATCACTCCATCTGCTCCAATAGTTTTTACAGGTGCAACGTGAACATTTTTTAAACCAAACGTTACTTTATTTTCGGGCATGTCATTCCTCCTTAATATAAATAGACTGTATAAGGCTTGACATATAGCCTTTCAGTCTCGATAAATGTTTCTTCTTGAGCTTCAAAAAAGAGCTCGTGGGATTTCCACAGCTCTTCTAGTCGCTCTTCCAAATCTTCATCCTTGCGCTCAAATGCGAGCTCGACGGTCACGCTCTTAATCACATGATTAACCGTGTTATCAGCTGCGTTGATTGCTGGACTAGACTCGTAGTAAATCAGGTAAGGCATACCGGGGGCATTGCCCTCTTGATACGCTCGGTAAGTTACAGGTAAGTCTGATTTCTCTAAAACATCAGCAAACTCTGAGAGTTTCATTGGCCAATCTCCTTGATTCTTTTTTCAAAATTCTCGATAGCTTTTTCTTCAACTGGTTTAATGTGAATGATACCAGATACACGTCCACCACCTCGTAAGATGTGGCCATTCTCAAGTAGGTGAGTAAGACTAGCAACAGAATTAAAGACAACGTAAGAGCCATTTGCTAGCTTCTTCTTTTTCCAACCTTTGCGATATTTCCCGTATCGTTTCGGACTGGTTTGTCTTAACTCTTGCACTGCTTCCTCTGCTACCTCTTCAGCAATCTTTTCCACTCCTTCTGAAAACTCAGTTGAATATAAAGCTAACTCTTTTGCAATGAAATCAGCGAGGTCGATGCTCATTCTAATTTCTCCGATAAAGTCAATTCCAAAATTTCAGAATCGATTGGATAGGTTTTTAAAACACGATATTTCTTGCCTTCAAATGTTGCATGCTCTTGGTTGTCGTATTCAAAATTGTGAACTTCAACAACTAGACTAGGTCTTAATCCTGCTTGATTGGCTTGATAGAATTCAGAGCGAGTAACTTTCTTTTTGCGACATAAAATTGTCACTTCAACATCTTCATAGATTGGTTGTTTGAGCTTGTCCTTACCTTTGATTGTCCTAGAGGTCAGTGTGATTTCATTGTTCCACATTCTTAACCTCTTTCTTTGATGATAATTGCAAATTGTGTAATCGCCACTGAAGGTGACGTGGCATGTCCACTCCACCTTCATAACGATATGCAGCATAGTCAACGATAAACATTTCATGATCAGCACGGTCACCGACAAGCTCAATACCGAGATTATCGGTCAATTCAGTGATGACACTTGAAATGATTTTTTTTAGTGGCTTGTCTCTCAGTTTGGTTGAAATACCTAACTTGAGTTTCAGCAACTCTAAAAGCTGAAATTCATTCATGCTTATTCCTCTTCTTCTGCGATAGGCTCTTCTTCTACAACTGTTTCATCTTTTGATTTTTTAGATTTTTTGTCTGGGACTTCCTCAATGAAGATTGAGCCAGCACTATTTAACCCATTCAAAAGACCGTTGATAAAAATTTCAGTTGGTTCATGCCCTTCACGAGGAAAGGTATCACCAACTGAGTAGTCATGTTGTTCAGGATCATTTAAGTCCTTAAATGGACGGATTACTGTATAGCTCAAAAGCCACCTCCTTATCCGACTGCGTCAGTATAAGTACCGAAGAATCCAGCTTCTTCATCTACTTTCTTAATATCCCAACGAACAAAAAGCCCAAGTAATTGTCCGTAAATGTCATTGTTCACCCATTTAACGTATACTTGTTGACGATCAAACTCTTTGACGAACTCAGCTACATCTCCGATGAAGAATTTCATTTCTCCTTCGTTTCCAAACGCTGTGTCCTCTACTTTGTAGATTGTTTTCCCACCAAATGAATAGCCAGTAGGTGAAGCTACATTAGTTTGAAGCATGTAGTTCCCATTCTTGTCTTTGACTTTGTCAAGAGCTGCAAACATTGACTTAGTTACAATGATGCTTGCTTTATAAATTGATTTAAGCTTCTTGTTGTAGATATCTTTAATACCATCAAATCCAGTCGCATCTGCTTGGGTAGCTGTTTTGAGGACAGTTGTAACTAATGACAATTCAGTGTTTTCACCTTGATTAATCACTTCTTCTTCAACAATGGACATAATGTCATAGTCTGCGTCGTCAATCATTTCTTGTGACACAGGGATATATCCACGGTAAGTCTTGATTGAATAATCAATGTCGCTGATTGCTGGTTTTCCGAGTTCTGGATTTGATTTCAATTCATCTACTGAAACCATTAAACCATCCGTTTTCTTGATAACTGGATATTTACCAGAACCACTGTTAACTTTCACACGTTGCAAAAGATCCAAAAGTGGATTACGTGTTTTGTTAACAAAGTGTGGTTTCAACACTTCTTTAGGGATTAGGGCGCCGCTTCCTGAATCAGTAGTTTTCAATCCTACGATGTCACGAGTTTGTCCAGTGCGGATGAATTTTGCGATTGCGTCACGTTGTTCCAATTTTTGTCCTCCACGTTGTTCTTCTTTGTTTGGATAAGTTGGTGCTTTGCGGTTTTGTTCTTCGATTTGATTTTTCAAATCTTCGATTTCTGCTTCAAGTTTTTCTTTTTCTGCTTCCTTTTCTTCCAATTCTTTTTGGATTTCTTCAAGGTTCTTTTCAACATCTGAAACTTCTTTATCAGTTCCAGCTTGTTCCAATTTAGCAGCTTCAAGTTCAGAGCGTTTGTTCAATTCCTCGATTGAATGTTCAAGCTCTACTACCTTATCTGCTTTGTTGCGCATACGAGCGCCCAAAATCAATGATTTGTGCATAGATTAAATTTCTCCTTAATTTCTTTTTTGCGCTTGTCTAGCGCTTCACGATTAGCACGCTGTTGACTTTCAAAGTCTTTCTGTCGTGCAGCAATTTCCGTTTGTGGGTATGCTGGGAAAGTACATGGGCTCACTTCAAAGATTTCCAATTCTAAGATGGTGTCCAGGTACGAACCATCAGCACGTTCTTCTGTTTCGATTTTAATTGGGATAAAGCCAAAGCTACAACCAATCACATCTCCACGCTGAACACGAGCATAGGCCCCGATGGCTTGCGGGTCTTCTTTGTTGATGATGATATCCCCAAAGAGTCCAATTTCATCAACTCCCAAAATGACCGTTCCATTTCCAGTGCGACCAAGCACTAAACTATCATCATGGTTAAACAATGCCCTGATGTCAGCGTTTTGAATTGCTTTTTCAACACCTTCACGCTTAATCACTTCAAAGTAACCTGGCCATAATTCAGTAACTTCATCGAACTTGATAAAGTACCCGCTCAAAATCAAATCACCAGTTTCGGTTTCTTCTCGTGTTTTGAATTGAGCGGTGCGATAACTATTACGTTTGTTCATCTTCTTCCTCACCTCCTTTCAACTTCTTCTGATCCCCAAGTTTGTCTTGCGGAATATAGTTTTCAAGAGCAAGGAGCTCATCCATATCAGGATCAGGCGGCATTCCTAACCAGTCTCTCCACTCGTTTCTACGCATTGCCATACTATTAGTCATCTGTTGTGCTACTGATGACAATTCTGTAATGTC